GTAAAGAAAGCTCATTTGTGCTTAATAAACGACAACTTAGTAGATGCTAGAAAATACATATTAAAGAATATGTCAAATATGACAGCTGAAAAAATAGAAAAGATTGAACAAGTGATGAGTAGCTAAAATAAAAGTAAAATGTTTATATATTAGTACAACAACTATACTATGGCATACAAGACCGAAGATTTAATCGAGCAAAGCTTAGAAGCAATCAAGAAACACAATTTGATATTTGTAAACGATATATTTGCATACACTCCATTTGTGAGAAAAACTTTTTACGATCACGATTTACACAAAAGTGACACTATAAAAAGCGAATTATCAAAGAATCGAATCAATATGAAAATAGAGATGAGGGCTAAATGGTACGCAAGTGACAACGCTACACTTCAAATAGGACTGATGAAACTCATTGCAGACGATGAAGAAGCTCATAGATTAAACGGAACTAAGCGTGAAGTAAAACACGATACAACAGACAAAGAGATTAATATAAAAATACACAGATAATTGAATGTTGATGTAAACGTTGTATTTGAACACTTACTTGATAGCGAATCAAAGATAGTCGTAGAACAAGGTGGTACTAGATCTGGTAAGACTTTTAATATATTACTTTATATTATATTTCATTATTGCCAAATAAACAAAGGCAAGACTATAACAATATGCAGAAAGACTTTTCCAGCTGTTCGTTCTTCAGTGATGCGTGACTTTATTGATATACTCAAACAGCATAATAAATATGATGAAGTTAATCACAATAAATCAAATAGTGAATATACTCTAGACGGTAATTTAGTTGAATTTATTTCAGTAGATCAACCTCAAAAGATTCGTGGTCGTAAACGAGAGTTTCTATTTATCAATGAAGCTAATGAGCTAGACTATGAAGATTGGCAGCAACTTATATTTAGAACTACTGAAAAAGTTGTACTTGATTACAATCCTTCAGATGAGTATCACTGGATATATGACAAAGTATTAAATCGTGAAGATGTTGAGTTCTACAAGACTACATATCTAGATAATAAGTTTCTTGACAATAGCATAGTAAAAGAGATTGAAAGACTTAAAGAAACTGATGAACAATACTGGCAAATATATGGACTTGGCGAGAAAGGTGTTTCAAAAGCAACTATATTTAACTACAATGAAGTAAGTCACATTCCACACGATGCTGAACTTATAAGCTATGGTGCAGATGCTGGATATACAAATGATCCAAGTACACTAGTAAGCGTTTACAAGAAAGATCATAATCTATATATTAAAGAACACTTATATAGAACTATGATGACAACTAAAGACTTGAGCGATCACTTTAAGCAAGAAGTAGAAAGAAGAAGTCCTATTTATTTTGATGCAGCCGAACCAAGATTAATTGATGAACTTCGCAGAATGGGTCACAATATACAGCCTAGCTTAAAAGGTCGTGATAGTATCAATGCTGGTATAGACTTACTGAAGCGTTTTAAGATACATATAACAAGCGAAAGCGACAACGCAATACAAGAGTTTAGAAACTACAAATGGCAAGAGGATAGAAGTGGTAAATTAACGAACAAGCCTGTTGATAAAAACAACCACATCATTGATGCTGTCCGTTATGCTACATATTCAATAATGAGCAGACCTAACTTTGGCAGATATGCTGTTCAATAAAGCTCTAAAATAAAATAAAAATCTTTATATATAAATATGGAAGTTAAATTAAATATACCAACAAGTCTAAACGAGGTGACTTTAGCACAGTATCAAGAATTTGATAAGTTAAACGCTAAAAGTGAATCAGAGCTTCAAATGAGAATGGTTGAAATATTCTGTAAAGTATCAAGGCAAGTCGTGATGAGTATGAAAGCGAATGATATAATAGAGATATGCAATATTATCAATGTTATGTTTGATACTAAATATCAATTAATAAATACTTTCAAAGTAAACGGTCAAGAGTATGGCTTTATACCTAGTCTTGAAGATATGACATTTGGCGAATATGTTGATCTTGATACTTACATTGGTGATGACGATAATCTGCATAGAGCTATGAATGTCTTATTCAGACCGATAGATATTAGAAAAGGTGTTAGATATATAATTGAAGACTATGATCCAGATAAAAACGAAAGAGCAAAAGATTTTCCTTTAGACGCTTGTTTAGGTGCAGTTGTTTTTTTTTATCATTTAGGCAAGGATTGCTCGACAGTTATGCTGAACTCTTTGAACAAAGCGAACGAGGAGAACTTAGTGCAATATCTGGCTTCACAACCAAATGGGGATGGTACAATTCAATCTATGGAATCGCTCAAGGGGATATTACAAAATTTGAACATATCACTAAATTAAACGTACACGAATGCTTAACGTACTTGACATTCACAAAAGAAAAAAACGAAATAGAAGCACGAAATATTAAAAACAAATTCAAATGAGTAATACAGGAATAAGAGGATTTTATTTATTAACTGAAGCGATAGAAAATGCACTTTTAAATGACGTAAATGTGAACACAGTCACGACAGGCGACATCTACGATATTGATTTGAAAAAACAATCTATATTCCCGTTGTGTCACATAATAATAAACAATGTAAGTGCGAATGAATCTGTTTTAGTTTTCAATGTTTCTGTTTTATCAATGGACATAGTTGATGAGAGTAAAGAAGAAACAACTGATATATTCAGAGGTAATAATAATGAGCAAGACGTTCTTAACACACAATTAGCTGTCTTAAATAGTTTAGTTCAAGAATTAAGAAAAGGCAATTTATATAATGACAAATATCAATTAGACGGCAATGCAAACTGTGAGCCTTTTTATGAGAGATTTGAAAACAAACTAGCTGGTTGGACAGCAACTTTTGACGTGTTTGTAAATAATGATATTACGATATGTTAAACAGTAAAGAAGTAGAAGAAGAACTTAATAAGTTCGCTAAATATGTGATACAACAATCAAGAAACAACTTGACTAAAGGTGCGACTCCATACGGCACTTATAATGACACTGGCAGCTTATATAATAGTCTAGGTCACTTCGTAGATAGAACAGCAAACGGTTACGCTCTTAGTCTTGAAATGGAAGACTATGGTAAGTTTAAAGATCGGGGTGTTAAAGGAAAAGACACTAGCAAGAAAGCACCAAATAGTCCGTATCGTTTTGGAAGTGGTACAGGACAAAAAGGTGGCTTGACTGATGCGATGCAGAAATATGTAAGACGTAAAGGTATTCAATTTAGAGAAAGAAAGAAGAAGGGTGAGAAAGGTAGATTTTTAAGCTACGATCAAACAGCTTTCATAATTGCTAGAAGCATATATAAAACAGGTATAAAACCAAGTATGTTTTTCACAACTCCATTTTTAAGAGCTTTCAAAAGACTACCTGACGACTTGCTAAAAGCTTACTCTCTTGGAATCGATAGACAAATAAACTTAACATTAACAAAACGATAAAATGGCAAAAATTAATGTAAGAAGTCCTTACTATGTATATTATAATCTAAGCAATTTAGAAAGTGCAACTTTAAAACTTTGGATATATACAGGAACGCAAGGTTCAAGACCAGTAAACGCAACTTATGTATTAAATGCAAATGCAGTAAACTTTACAGTAAATTTTGAAATAGCTGAACTTGTGAGAGATTATATGACTTACAATGCAGATGACTATGAAACAGAAATTGTGTGGGTTGATTATCAAATAACTAGAACTGCTGGTGGAGTTAGTGGGAACTTAACTTTAGTTGAGAATAAGGCTTTTTACGGTTACGGATATTTTCAAGACGGAGTTAACCCACAAAACGATAGTGGACTATTACAGTCAAATTTAAAAGTAGTTAAGCTAGACGACGCACCAGTTGTTTTGCCTATTGACACAAGTAAGGTTACAAGCGTTGATTATTATCATAACAATAAAGAAGTTTATAGCGACAATATTTCTTCTAGCTCATTATCTAATTCTCAAATAAAATATATATCAAACACTGTAAATGGTGCTGATGAATTTAGGGATAGGGTTTATTTAGACAATGGAACTTTTGAGGGTAACATATGCCTAGATGCGTTTTTAGATAGCAATACAACTTTTCCTGTTGATACTATATATATTAATTCAGATGATGGCGTTGATTTAATTAAAGTCGAAAATATTACAGAGTGTAAATACGACCCTTATAAATTAAGTTTTATAAACAAGTTTGGAGCGTTGCAAAACCTTTGGTTCTTTAAGAGAAGCAATAAACAACTATCAACTAAAGCAGAGGACTTTAAAAGAAATACACTTGTAGCAAATAGTTATGATGTAGATAAGCACCAACAGAAAAACCTATATAAAATGGGTAACGAAAAAATGGACTTAAATACAGGGTTTTATCCAGAGGAGTACA